GTTATTAATGATGACATAGTTAAATGTGAATATCCAAAAGCTGATTTGATATTAATTAAAGATGTCTTACAGCATTTAGAAATTGAATTTATTAAAACAGTAATGGATAAAATATTTAATTCATGTAAATATGCAATTATAACAAACGATATTTTATTAACTGAGAATAATGAAGATATAAAAAACGGAGAATACCGAGGGCTAGATTTAAAAAAGGATCCGTTTAATTATAAAAATTTACAGATCATTAACACATATGTTTCTTTTCAAGAAACTAAAGCAATATATCTTTATAGGAAAGATAATGAAGTTATATAAAAGCAAGGACTGGTTATACCGCAGGTATGTAGTTCAAAGAAAATCTATGGAAGAAATTGCAAAAGAATGTCACGTAACTGTAATGACTATCTATAGACAATTAAAAGATTTTGGTCTTATAAAATGAAATACTTTATTGTTAATGCTGATAAATCTAGGCAGGACAACGTAGATATAATGGTAAATTTTTTGGGTGAAGATAGAATAAATTGTGAATCCGTACATTCTGATGATCTTGATTCCTTTTATAGTAAAAATTATAGGTTTGTAGTAACTGGCGACAAGATAAATACTTCAGAAGTTGGCTGTTTTGCAAGTCATTATAATGGATGGAAATATGTTGTAGAAAATGATCTAGAAAATTTATTGATTATAGAAGATGATAGTACTATTGAATCAAGTTTTATAGACGATCTAAATTATTTTACTAAATTTTTGCCAAAGGACTATGATACATTTTTTGTCTATTACGATGCAGAAATGTCAAAACTATTTAAGTTTAGTAGAGACTATATTGGCAATGATTTTATTTGCAAGGCATATCAAAACTGGAGTACACAATGCTATTTAATAAGTAATCGTGGTGCAAAAAAATTAATTGAATTGACTCATGAGTACGGTATGACTAGGCCAGTAGACAACTTTATGCTTAATTTTGGAGAACACGATATTTTAAAAAACTATGCTCCTATGCCTCCAAGAACAATAAAAATTTCTATTAATAAAAAATATCCAACAACTATAAGGAGAGGTAATGAGTAAGTGTTTAGTTACTGGTGCAGCTGGATTTATTGGTTCGCATCTTGTAGATAGGCTAGTTTATGAAGGACATCAAGTTATAGCAATAGACAATGAATCTGCAGAATCAAATGAACAATTTTACTGGAATGCTGGGGCTGAAAACCATATAGCAGATATAACAGATTATGAACAAATAAAAGATTTATTTAAAGAAGTAGAGTTTGTATTTCACCTAGCATCGGATGCTAGAATACAAGCATCATTTGAAAATCCGTTAAAAAGTATAGAAGTTAATGCAATAGGTACCCTTAATGTATTAAATGCATCAGCTAATGAAAATGTTCATAGGGTTATATTTGCTAGTACATCTTCTGCATACGGAAATGCTTTAACTTTGCCAAATAAAGAAATAGATAAAACTGATTGTTTAACTCCATATGCTGCTTCTAAAGTATTAGGAGAAAGCTTATGTAAAATATATAACGAAAACTATTATGTAGAAACAATTATTTTAAGATACTTTAATGTATACGGAGAGCGCCAGCCAGGATCTGGAGAATATGCAACTGCTATTGGAAGATTTTTTAATCAGAAGAAAAATAATATGCCATTAACAATTTACGGCGGCGCACAGCGAAGAGACTTTACTCACATATCAGATGTAGTAAATGCAAATATGCTTGCAATGTATACTGAATTAGATAGACATAATACTGGAAAAATATATAATATTGGAACTGGTAAAAGCTTTTCAATTTTGGAAGTTTGTGGTATGATATCAGACCAGTACGAAATCTTGCCAGCAAGACGAGGCGAGGCCACAGCAACGCAGGCGGATATTACTAGAGCACAAAAAGTTCTTGGATGGTATCCTAAAGTTAAATTAGAAGATTGGATAGGAGTCCAAAATGCTTGAACCAGTATACCCAGACGTAAAAGAATTCCGTTGTGAAGATTTATATTTACTTACAGTAGGCACAGAAGCGGGTAAACAAATTTGGGAAACCTGCCATGAAATTGCACATATGTTAATTAAAAAGAATATTGCTTATGGCAATTCAGCGCTTGACCCTGTGCGTATATTTTCAAAGGCAGGGCCAAGAGAACAACTACATGTTCGTATTGATGACAAATTAAATAGGCTTATGAAGGGCACAGACTATCCAGGAGACAATGACATTGATGATTTAATTGGATATTTGGTCCTATTAAAAATAGCTAAATCCCAATCTTAGTCAACTAAGATGGTATAATGTATATATGGAAATTGAATTAGCGGATCATTATGACCGCATGAATCAGGTAGTTGCCGAATTACTTAAAGGCAACAATCCTACTCAAATCGCCTCTATAACAGGTTTTAAGAGGGCTGAAGTACTGGACTATATAGATGAGTGGAAACAGGTCGTTAGAAGCGATTCTGGAGCCCGTGAAAGGGCAAAGGAAGCCATCTCTGGGGCAGACCAGCACTACGCTATGTTAATTAAAGAAGCATGGAAAACCGTAGAAGACGCTGATCAAGCAGGGCAACTAAATGTAAAAGCCACTGCTCTTAAATTAATTGCTGATATAGAGGGCAAAAGAATTGGAATGCTTCAAGAGGTGGGATTACTAGACAATGCAGAGCTTGCAACCCAACTAGCAGAAACAGAACGTAAGCAAGACATTCTTGTAAAAATTCTAAAAGAAGTAACAGCAACATGTCCTAAATGTAAATTAGAAGTGGCAAAGCGTTTGTCACAAATTACTGGAATAGTAGAGCCAGTCGAAATAATTGAGGAAGTAAGTGGATCTTAATTTTAATGATCTCATTGATATCCTAGACGGAGAGGAATTTGATGAAAGACCAGTCGATTTACGAACATTTGTTACAAGCCCAGATTACCTCGGCTTACCTCCGCTTTCGGAGCACCAGTATACACTCATTGAGAAAAGCAGCCAGATCTATAAAGAGTCTACCTTAATAAAATTATTTGGGGAAGAAGAAGGAAGACGCAGATTTAAACAAACATGCAATGAAGTTATTGCTCAGCTTGGCAAAGGTAGTGGAAAAGATTATTGTTCAACCATCTCTGTTTCATATATAGTTTATTTACTGTTATGTTTAAAAGACCCAGCAACATATTATGGTAAACCGCCTGGAGATACAATTGATATTCTTAATATTGCGGTTAACGCACAACAAGCCAATAATGTTTTTTTCAAGGGATTAAAAACAAGAGTAGAGCGCTCTCCATGGTTTGTAGGTAAGTATGATCCAAAAGCTGCAGAAATAAGATTTAACAAAAATGTAAACGTATATTCTGGCCACTCTGAAAGAGAAGCGTTTGAGGGTTATAACGTAATTGCAGTTATTCTAGACGAAATTTCAGGTTTTGCCACAGAAAATACTACTGGACATGACCAAGCTAAAACTGCTGATGCTATATATGATATGTATCGTGGATCCGTAGTTTCTCGTTTTCCAGACTATGGCAAGGTTATTTTACTTTCATTTCCAAGATTTAAAAATGATCCTATTCAAAAATTTTATGATTCAGTTATTGCAGAAAAAGAAACAATTGTTAGAAGCAAGACATTAAAAATGGATAATGAATTGCCTGATGGAATTACTGGTAATGAAATTACTGTTGAATGGGAAGAAGATAATATTATTTCATATAAGATTCCAAACACATATGCAATAAAAAGACCTACTTGGGAAATTAATCCAACAAAAACTATTGAAAATTTTAAAGTGGAGTTCTATAAAAATATGCCAGATGCTTTAAGCAGATTCGCTTGCATGCCATCTGATGCGGTAGACGCCTTTTTTAAGTCAAGAGAAAAAATAGAAAAAGCTTTTAGAAACATGGCATTAGCAGTAGATAGTTTTGGAAGACTTGAGCCGTGGTTTGCCCCAGACCCAGACAAAGAATATTTTATTCACGTTGACTTGGCCCAAAAACATGACCACTGTGCAGTATCACTTGCACATGTTCAGCGCTGGGTGAATGTAAAAGTCACAGATACATATTCGCAGCCAGCTCCTATAGTTGAAGTAGATGCCGTAAGGTATTGGACTCCAACCCCAGACAAGTCAGTTGATTTTGCTGAAGTAAGAGATTATATATTGGCTTTAAGAACTGCTGGTTTTAAAATTAGAATATGTACATTTGATAGATGGAACTCACACGATATGATGCAGCAATTATCACAGTACGGAATCAGAACAGAAACTTTATCCGTAGCAAAAAAACATTATGATGATATGGCTATGATTGTTTTAGAAGAAAGATTGCATGGTCCGCATATCCCTTTACTTATAGATGAATTATTACAGCTACGAATAATGAAAGATAAGGTAGATCACCCAAGAAAAGGTTCTAAAGATTTAGCAGACGCTGTTTGTGGTTCTATATACAATGCAATTAGTTTAACTAGGCCAGACAGAAATGATGAAATTAAAATTCATACTTATGAGTCTATGAGTTATGATCAAGATTTTAACACAGATAAAGAAGAAGAATACGGATCTAATATGATCAGGGCGCCTAAAATGCCGCCAGACTTAAAGGAAGCTATGGATAGGATGATGATAATATGAGTACATATCAAGAACTTGCAAAACAATGTCAATGTTGCGGAAAACATGTCCCGCTTCCCACTGTATTAAAAGAGTTTGAAGGCACAATGCTTTGCCCTACTACATTTGCAAATGTAATTGAATATAAAAGAATATGGGCAACAACTGGCTCTAGACCATCTGGGAAGGTAAGAAAACATTTTTCTGAATACGTACAACAAGTAGTAGAAAAGAGTATTGCTCAAAGTGTTTGAAGCCAAATGCGATTCTGTAGAAGAACTTGATTATGATGAAAATTTTAAGTACTATAAATATAATAATTTTAAAAATCATAAAGCAACAGAAAATGCACAGTATTTTCCTGGTAAATATTTTGTAATAACAAGTGATGGAAAGCTTTGGCATTCCTTGTCAGAACAATTTGCTCAGTATGATCTATTATTAAAAAAGATACCTGATTTAAAATTATTTTTTATGAATATAACCCCAGAAGTTCAAGAACCTATTTTAACAATAGAGGAATTTTCAAAACTAGCATTAGAAAGATGTGTGTTTAAAAACCTGGCATTTTTTAAAGACTTGGTTTCGGCATATACAAATACAGACAGTTTAATATATAGTGCAGATAATTCAGATTTTATGCTAGAAGAATGCTATTTTATTTGTGATACAAGAATGTTAATTAACCCTAAAGAATACTCTAAATATTTATTTAAGCCATATTGGTCTAAAAAAGACGGGCATCAACCATGGGTTGGAAGAGAAAATAGTATTGAAAATCCAGATGCTCGTTGGTCTTTATATGGAATGAGACTTACAAGAGAAAGACTACTAAATTTAGTAAAAGAAAACCCATCTTCTCCTAAAAAAATTTATATAGATAGATCCACAGATACCAATAGGACCTTTAATCAAGAAAATTTAATTAAAGATTTATTTGTGTCTTTGGGGTATGTTCCAGTAGTTTTAACTGAATTTAATTATTTAGAACAACTAAATTATTTTTATAATGCAGATGTAATTGCTGGTCTTTGTGGCACGGGAATACTAAATTCATTTATTTGTAAACCAAATACTACTGTTATAGAAATGTTTGTTGAGGCAACCCCAGAAAAAGATGGTGGAAAACTTGAATTTGGAAGAGGGTTTGGCTATCTTCAAGATATAGCACCAATTAAAATAAAATCTATAGATTTAAGATTTTTAGGAAGAACTGCTGTTATTAATAATAGGGTAATAAGAATGTTAAAAGAAGAGGCTTTATATGAGTGAATCAGCATGGTTTACTGATGCACAAATTTTTACTAGTCGATCTGGTAATTATACCTATTACAATTTTAAAAATTTTAAAAATAAAAATGTAAAGTCTGGAGAAGAAATTGTTTTAGATGGAAACTATTTTGTATTGTATCCAGACGATTACCTTTGGCATTTTATATCAGAAGCATTAACTCAATATGAATTGTTGCTAAAAGAAGTTCCTGATTTAAAGCTTTTGTTTGTTGCTTTGGGGAATCAAGCTTTTGAAGAGCCAGTTCTTACTATAAAAGAGTTTATGGAAAAATTAAAAAAAGTTGATCATTATAATAATTTAGCTTATATGGAAGACATATTTAAAGTATACTATGGAGAAAACTATTCTCAAGAAAAAATTTATAATTTTTACAAATCTAATTTAACAATAACAAATTGTTATATGATATTTGATTTAAGGAGATTAATTAATCGTGGATCTTATGTCAAAGCAAATATAGGAAAACCTTACTGGCTTCAAGGAAAACACAAAAAGAATCCAGAAGGTAATATTATTTTTGAATCAGATCATGCTCCTTGGAGTAATTTATCAAACAATTTAAGCTCTTGGGAAAAAGATGGAATGAAATTAATTAGAGAAAGATTTAAAAATTTTGTTCAAGAAAAAGATTTGCCCCAAAAGATATACATAGATAGGTCGGACGCTAATAAAAAATATAGAGAATATATAAATAGCGACCCAAATTTAAAACAAAGATATTTTTCAAAAGAATATCATATTAAAGATTATTTTGTTAATAATGGATACACCCCTATAGTTATGACAGACTATGGCTACATAGACCAGTTAAATTTCTACTATAATGCTACTCATATTGCTGGTATGTGCGGGACTGGAATGCTTGGAGGCTTTATTTCTAAACCCAATACTAAAATTATGCAAATATACGTTGACAATTTGTATAACTTTTCTTATTCATATTTGACAGAGATTGCTCCAGTTGATATTATAAGCATAGATCTAAGGTCTTGCTATGATGGTAAAAATTTGTTTTCAAATTTTAAAGTCATTTTAGACAGGTATAAGAAAGCAGGATTTATTAATGGATGAAGATAATTACCTAGACAGGCTTAGGTACTACCAAGAAATTGGAGTAGTTACTTTAGAAGGAATGGATGAAAGCGGTGAGCCTATTTATGCTATACATGAATCAGCAGAAGAGCTTGCTCCAGAGCTTTGGGAGTCTCATATAAATCATATAGATAATGCTTTAACAAAACTTTTTGAAGAAGGTTTGCTTGAAATAGAGTATGATGAAGATCTAGAGCCCGTGTTTAGAATATCAAAAGGCGGATATGAAAGAGCAAAAGAATACGGACTTATAGATTTTCCACAGGAGGATATACCAAATGATTAATATAGTAATACCGTTGGCAGGAGAAGGAAAAAGGTTTTCTTCTAAAGGAATTGATACGCCAAAGCCATTAGTTGTTGTTGATGGCAAAAGGCTAATTGAGCATGCCGTAGAAACCCTTGGCATAAAAGGAAGATATATTTTTATCACAAAAAAATATAAAAACAAAGATTATAATATTGAACTGACAAATGTTTTAAAATCATTAGATCCAGACTGTATTGAAATACAGGTAGAGCAAAAACAAAGAGGCGCAGCGGACGCTGTTCTATACGCAGAAAAATATATTAATAACAAAGACCCATTAGTAATTGCAAATTGTGATCAAAGAATGATGTGGGACGCTAAAAAATTTATTAATGAAGTTGAAGATTCTGGATGCGATGGCTCTGTTGTTTTATTCAAAGCTACAGACCCTAAGCATAGTTTTGTTGAAATTATAAATGATGAAATTGTAAGAATTGTAGAAAAAGATCCTATCTCTGATGATGCTTTGATTGGAATACACTACTGGAGAGAAGGCTCTGATTTTGTATGGAGCGCAAAAAAACTACTTGAAGATGACCTAGCAGATGAAGTTTATATTTCTCAAACCTATCAGATTTTAATTAATGAAGGTAGAAATATAGACCCTTATTTTGTTCCAAACAATGAATACATAAATCTTGGCACTCCCGAAGATGTTGATTTATATATTGGAAAAGTAAAAGAGTTTTATACAGAAAAACCTAGAACAATATTTTGTGATATTGATGGTACCATCATAAAGCATGTCCATAAATTTAGTGATCTGTCAAAATTTCAAACCAATATCTTGCCAGGTGTATTGAAAAAGTTTAATGAGTGGGATTCAAAAGGACACAAAATTATATTAACTACGGCTAGAAAAGAGTCGGCAAGACAGTTTACAGAAAAGCAGCTATCAGACATGGGACTTCCTTGGGATGTTTTGCTTATGGGTGTTACTAGTGGGACAAGAGTTCTTATTAATGATAAACTGACTGCAGCTGATGGTGATCGTGCAAGGTCTATTAACCTTCTAACAAATGAAGGTTTTGAAAATGTTTATTGGGAGGATTACGGATTATGAAGCTATCACAATTAGAAAATACTATCGGAGGATGGTTTGTAGGAAACTTTCCCAAGGCAGCTTTTCAAACAGATGCTTGTGAGGTTTCTTATAAATATCACCACAAAGGAGAACATTGGCCAACACATTATCAAGAAAAAATAACAGAAATTAATCTTTTGGTGCGTGGCACAATGAAAATGCAAGGCAAAATTATTAAAAGCGGAGACATATTTATTTTATATCCATACGAAATAGCTGACCCAGAATTTATTGAGGATTGCGAAGTTGTTTGTGTAAAGATCCCAGGCATACGAGGAGATAAGGTGGTTGTAAATCGTGAAACTTATAGCGCATAGAGGAAATACTGAAGGTCCTAATCCAGAAAAAGAAAATTCTTTGTTGCATATATACGATGCAATACGAAAAGGTTTTGATGTAGAAATTGATGTCTGGATATATGAAAATGATATGGTATTTTTTGGGCATGATTTTCCACAATATGAAACTACAATTGAAACTGTAGAAAGCTTAAAGACAAAAGCTTGGTGGCATTGTAAAAATGTAGAGGCTCTATATTATTTTAGCAACTCAACACATTATTATAAATATTTTTGGCATCAAAATGATGACTTTACTTTGACAAGCAATAACTATATATGGACTTATCCAGGCAGACCATTGACACCATATTCAATATCTGTAATGCCAGAAGTTAATGATTTTAAAGACATTGGCGGAGAAATATACGGTATATGCACAGATTACTGTATTAAGGTTGAAGAGTTTCTTAAGAAATAAATATGAACATATTAGATATAATCCCAGTATCGGATCGTTCTTTTATTTTACAAATTGCAAAGCCAACGTATGTAAATAAGCAGCAAATTATAAACACGGCAGACCCAACCAGGGCAGGTGCCAGAAGAGTTCCCCACAATAGAAATTGGATACCTTACCCTTATTTTAAAGAAGATATGAATATTAATTTGCATAAAGACGTATACGTAATACCATATATAGAAAAATATTTTCATAATATGATGGAATTTTTTACTAATATTTTATATTTAAAAAAACATAAAAAAGATTTTATGTTAGTTGTTGTATGCGACAAACAGGATGATTGGAATCCGCAAACAAGATTGCCTTACGGATGGGAAGATAGTGATGAGGCAAACAGATCACATTCTTTCAAACAACTTTTAGATTTTGAAAAAATTAACTACGTATGTTTTCCAAGTACATCTAAAGACTTTTTAGAAATGGTTCCTAAGTCTGGTTATTTTTTTTATGATAACATTGATAACCTTTTTTATGAAAATTTAACAAGGGCATATCCTAAAAAAATGTATCTGAGGAGCCATGTTCCACATGAGCCTTGTATAACTCATACTAAAGAATCTATGGAAACAAGGGTTGATCTACTGTTGGAGTGGGCTCCTAAATATAATACAAAAAATAGAAAAGTTTATATAGCCAGAAAAAATTTTGGAGACAGGATATTAAAAAATGAAGACTCTTTAATTGAATATATGACTTCAATTGGATATGAGACAATATATTTTGAAAATCATTCAGTATTAGAACAAATTAAAATAGTACAGGAGTCCAGTCACATTGTAGTTCAAAGTGGATCATCATTATTTAATTGTTTATTTGCCAACCAAAATACATATATTTATGAAATTGAATCTCATAAATATGACGTGGGTATTTACAGACTTACTTTTGAGAAGTATAATATACCTTGGAAGAAAGTAAGAATGGCTATCCCAGATGGCAATTATATTGTTAATAAAATTAAAGAAGATTCCTACTTTCAAGATGCCTTCGTAGCTCAGAGGACAGAGCAGGACTCTTCTAAGGTCTTGGTCGCAGGTTCGACTCCTGCCGAAGGCGCAAGTGATATAATAGGAAAGGAGGTTTAAAATGTCGCTAAGGAAAAGATTTAAGCAATGGTTTGGATTTCCATCACCAGTTTTGGACGCAGATGCGTTCCTTGAGGAAATTGATAAGGAGGAAAAGGTAATGCCAGCTAAGAAGAAGCCAGCAGTAAAGAAGCCAGCAGTAAAGAAGGCTCCAGTCAAAAAGACAACTGCAAAGAAAACTACAAAAAAGAAGTAGACATATCTTTTAATATTTGCTATAATAATATACGGGTCGCCAAATGGGGCCCGTATATTAATTTACTCGCTTAAAAGGAGATAAAATGGTAACACATTTGACCATGGATCTTTTTAAAGATCCTTTTTTTATTGGCTTCAACGATATGTTTGATCGCCTACATTCAGTACACAATATAGCAACTAATCAATCTTATCCACCATATGATGTGGCACAAATTGATGAAGATGAATACATCATTACTCTTGCAGTAGCAGGATTTAGTAAAGATGATATTTCAGTACAAGTTGATAATGGCACTCTTGTTATTAAAGGAGAAAGAGATATTGAAGATGTTCCTAAGAATGTAGTTCATAAAGGAATTGCAGCTAGGAAGTTTACTCGTACCTTTGCTCTTGGAGAATATATGGAGGTGTCAGGTGCTGACTTGGAGAACGGCCTTCTTAATATCCATGTGGAAAGAATCATCCCAGAAGAGAAGAAGCCGAAAACCATTAAAATCAAATAAGGTATAATAGTCTTGTCCCATTGGATGGGGCACGGGCTAATAGTTACGCCTTAGGATACACCTGAGCATGTGTTTAAACTGCTCACAAAATAGATTAGAGTTAATTTGAATTATCATTGGATGGCTAGGCACCCAGAAATCTCTATAAAAGATTTTCCAGTATTAATTGATAAGCTTGATAAAATAGGATACCAATCAGTTCTTTTACTATTTGGTACTAAGATGTCTGACTATTGGATTAAAGCAGCAAGAACTTTGAATACAGAACATTCTATTAAATATATGTTTGCTATGAGGCCATACGCAATAAGTCCAGAATATTGTTATATGATGACAAAATCTTTTAATGAAATACAGCCAAATAGATTAATGATTAACTTTGTGTCTGGCGAATTCTACCCAAGAGAAATAAACCCTACAGACCCAGACGGTGTAGATATAGATATAGACGATAAAGAAAAAAGAAGACTATATGTTAGGAAGTTTGTCAAAAAATATATTGAGCTGTTTTCAATGAAAGATGATAGACCAACTATATTAATAAGCGGAGCAGCTCCAACTGCTGTGAGAACAGCAAAAGATTATGGCGATTATGGCCTTGTTATGTATAAAGATTTTATGTGGAATAAAAATACCTTTAAAGATATAAATAAAATAATGATTAATTTTTCAATTTTGATTAGAGACACGCAAGAAGATGCTGAAGCTTTGGCTAAAACTTTAAACCCAGTGGACAAAATGAACACTATATATGGAACAAAAGATTATGTAAAATATCGGATAAATGACTTGAAACAATACGGAATTAATGATATTCTTATAGATAGAGCACATTGTGAAGAAGAAGCAGAATATATACATGACTTTGTAAGGGAGCTAATAGATGCCAACGTATGAGTTTGGTTGTATGGAATGTGACTACACAAAAGAAGTAAATAGGCCTATGGCAAATGCTTCTGACGGAGAAGTATGTGACAAGTGTGGTTATGCAATGATTAAAGTTTATAACTCATTCGGTATTCAGTTTAAAGGTTCTGGCTTTTACAAAACAGATAACGCTAAATAGTTCAATGATATAATTAACTTGTTATAAAAGTTATAACGAGGAGTTATTAGTTGACTAGGACTAAACTATGGAGATTAACATTAACAGCCATTTTAGGGTTTGGTTGGCTATTCCTCACACCTGCTTATAGCGATGATCCATTAAGTTTAGCCGCTCAAGAAATACAAGAGCTAAACGAAAAAGTTGGCAACCTAACAGAAGAGGCTGAAACTCAAGCCCTTATAGATATAGCAGAAGATAAATATGATGATGCAGTAGCCGCAAAAGAGGCTAGGGATGATGCATATGATGCATATGATGCGGCGGTAGCAGCAGAGGCAACAGCATTACAAGAAAAGAATACAGCTCAATCAGCAGTAGATGGGCAAACGGTAACAGTTGCTACAGCCCTAGAAGATAAAAACGATGCTCAAGATGCATTAGATATAGCAAATATAAATCTACAAACAACGCAATCTACTGTTCAATCTGCTGGCAATCAGGGACTACAATATACAGTTTATCATCTTACAAGAGGCTGGGGCGGCGTAGCAATACCAGATTCAGTTATATGTACTGGAGTATGGAATTCAAATTCAATGCAGCCGCCAGTATGCGGTTATTATGAAAACTTTATAGTTAAATTTACTGGAAAGATTACGGTTCCCTCTCATTGGACTACCACCTACTTTGCTGGATATACAGATGATGGATTTAGAATGTATGTAGACGGACAGCTTGCAATTGATGAATGGGTAGAAAAAGGATCTTCCTGGAGCGAGTATTCTCCAATTTATAATGTTAGTCAGGACAAAACATTAGATGTAGAAATATGGTGGTATAACGGAGGAGGCCCAGGTTATTATCATCTTGGATGGGCAATTCCTGGAGGCTGGACTGGGGCAGGATGTGATTATACTGGAGGCTGGGGTGTAGGATTTAGTTGTAATCTAAATACATTTTCTTATGGCGTGGGTGCAACACAATCACAAATTGATGCATACAATGCAGCAGTAACTGCACAGGCAGCGGCACAAACAGATTATAATAATAAGCTTGCTATATATAATAATCAGAATGCAAACCTAACAACATTAAATCAAAACCTAACAACAGCTACACAAAACCTAACAACAGCTCAGCAAAACCTCACAAATGCTTTAGCTTCTAAAGAGAATACGCAGACAGTTTATGATCAATCTATTATTGATTTAAACAATGCAATAGATGATGCATGGGAATTATATAATGAAACTTGGCAATTTGAAGAACAACAAAGAATTCAAGCAGCTATTGCTGCCGCTATGGCAAATCAACCACAGCCAACGCCAGAACCTACAGTAGAACCAACTCCAGAGCCTACGCCTGAACCTTCTCCTGAACCATCACCTGAGCAAACTGAACCAGACGATCCCACTCCAACTCCAGATTCCGAAACCACAGATGAACCGACGCCAGATCCAACTCCTGAACCAGAGCCCACTGTTGAGCCTTCACCAGAGCCTTCACCTCTGC